TTACAATGCTCCTCGGCGGAACCCGGCTGTGACGCGCACGGGCCGGGATTGGCGGTCGTCATCCGGTCCGCGATGGCGCGGCACGGAATGGTAGGCGAAGATTTCTTGTCCGGTATCGGCGGCTGCCAGAGCCAGGAAGCAGGCCCAGGCCCGGTCCGCGTGGCCCGCGCCGTCGCTTTCCGCCACGAAGCGCGGCGCTCCGGTGGGGCTGTTTTCCCGGCGCAGCTTGTGCAGGTCCGCTCGCAGTTCGGTATCGCCGAGCGGGGTGCGGATCGTGCGGTCCTCAAAGGCCTCGCGGCCCAGAGTGGCGAGGTAGAGTTTGGTGGCGGCGTTGAACAACACGCCCTGCACCCGGACCTCGCCGTGGCGGCGTTGCGCGTCTTCCACGGGCTTTTCGCCCATTCCGGTCTGGTCCATGCGGCAGCCCACCACGCGGTAGCGGCGGAACACGTCGTCCAGCAGGGCGTCTTGCTCGGCAAAGGGGATGCGGCGGCGCGCGATGATTTCGCGGGTCCAGAGCACGTCGCCCACGGCCTCCAACACCCAGATCACGAACAGGTCGCGGCGCAGGCCGATGTCCACGCCCACAAAGCAGGGGCCACCCGCATAGAGCGAGGGGTCTCCGGCGCGTCCGTGCTCCACGGCGTTAATCAGGTCGTAGGAGAGCCAAGCCGAGGCCTCGTCCAGCCATTGCAGTTCGTATTCCTGCGCCCAGGCGTCCGCGTCCGCAATGCCCGCGCGCAGCTCCTCGATGTCGCGGGGAAGTCCGTCGGCAACTGCCCGGTGGATGTCCACCACGTGGCGACTCCAAACGTTTTCCAGCTCCTTTGAGGTCATCAGCTCGTAAAATTTGTTACCCTTGCCGTTGGGCGTGGAGACCACACGCAGCTTCAGGCCGGGCCTGGAAATGACGGGAAACAGCGCGGACCAAATCTTGCGGCTGTCCGCATGGAAGGCGAACTCGTCCAGGAAGACGTTGGCGGAAAATCCGCGCGCCGTGTCCGGGTTGGCGGGCAGCGCCGTGACCCTGGAGCCGTGCTTGAGCACCACTTCCAGGGCCTTGATGCTGGAGCCGTCCTCGTAGCGGTAGCCGGAATCGACCTGCATGGCGTCAAACGCTGTGCCCTGGGCGCGGAGATGCAGCTTGAGCCCCTCATCCATCGCCTCCTTGGCCTGGCGCTCGCCGCGCGACAGGATCACCCAGCGGGTGCGCTTGCCATGGACATCATGTTCCACGATATCCTCGGCGATCTCCAGGGTGGTGGAGAAGGTCTTGCCCGTCTGGCGGGCGAACATGCCGACCTTGAAGCGGGCCTGGTCGTCCACCCAGCGGCGCTGGAACGGCAGGAGAATGCCGCTCATGCCTCACCCCGGTAAATTGCCTTGACGCGCTCCAATACCTGGGCGGGCGTCAAATGCTCGCGCTGCGCCTCCTGCTCTACGGCGCTCACGGATTCGTTCAGCTTGGCCTCGGCGTACTTACGGGCCTCTTCCCGTAGCTTGCCAACCAGATCGGCATCGGCCTTCTTGGCCCTGGCCAGATGGTCGAGACTCTTGGCCATGAGCATGGCTCCCATGGGCTCCAATGTCAGCAGGGGTCCCTGCCCTTCGCCGTCTTCGGTCTCGGCATCGGGCAGCTGCGAGAGCATGTCCAGGATCACACTGTGCAGCAGCTCCATATTCAGCCGGGCGGTTTTGCTTTCCGGGGCCTCGCCCAAATTGCGCACCAGGGCTTCGGCCATGTCGCGGCTGCGCCGGATGCGCTCGGACACCTTGTCCAGATGCTGCTTGTAGCGGCCCAGGGCCGAGCGGGATATCTGCACGTCCAGCTGGGCCAGGTGTTGCATGATCTCATCCAAGGTGCGGCCCTGGTCGAGGAGCTGGCCGATGCGGTCGCGGATCTGCGGCGGCAGCCGCTTGACGGTGGACTGGCGGGGCATGGCTAGACCCCCGGCACGGGCCGCTTCACACCTGGCACACGAGCCCGCCCGGCGGCCACGTCGTCGCCGCGCTGGGTCAGCCGCACCACGCGGGCCTTGCCTAGGTCTTCCACCGTCACCAGCCCCTGTTCGGACAGCCAGACCGCATCGCCCTCCACCTGGTCGCCGCTGCATGCATGGCCCAGTTCGCGCAGGCCTGTGGCGAGCACGTAGGTATTGGCTGCGGCTCCGGGCGCGGCGGTCAGTAGGCGCAGCAGGGTCAGGCGGCGGTCTTCGGTGAGCAGTTCGCTGAAGTCCATTACTTGTTCTCCCTGAGGTGATGTTCAATAAGCAGGTTCAAGGGACGCTCCAGCTTGCCAAGGGCCTCGGAAAGCCCCTTCATGGTGGCGAGCACGCCCTTCATGTCTCCCTCAATGCTGCCGAGACGGTCCTTGATGGCGTCCACGTCCGTGGCGTCCGGCATGGCGCGCTGCGCGGTCTCCAGCACGGTCTGCCGTCGGTCCATCTCCAGGCATTGCTTGTTGCAGTGGTCACGGCCCACGAACTGCTTTCGCAGGCTCCAGAGCACCCAGCAGAGCAACGCCTGGACAAGCAGCACGACCAGCGAGAGCACCCGGCTCCATTCGATCAGCGTGTCCATCAACGCCTCCCTTCGGCCCAGTCGATCAGGGCGTTCAGCTGCGCGGCCAGGGCGCGGCAGCGTGCGCCGTAGTCGCGGGCATGGGCCAGGATGTCGGCGGGAGTCACGCCATCGGTCACGGCTGCGCCTCCTCGAAGTACCCCGGCGTCAGGGGCATCGGCGGCTCCGGCCTGACCAGCAGCGCCGGAGGCGGCGGCGGGCAGGGCGTGACCACGGTCACAGCCGAGGGCCTCGTTGTAGAGGCGCACCCAGTCAGGGCCAAAAGCGCAAGCGCCGCCAACAGCGGCAACGTCCAGGCTCGCATGTCTGATCCTCTCTCGTGTGATTGCGCGGCGCTGGGCCGCAATGGTTTGGGTAGCGGCCAGATACTCGCGCTCAATGACAGCGGCGCGGATGGTCTCCGCATCCAGCCGTTCGCGCGCAATGCGCTCGGCGCCTGCCAGGGCCTCGGCATGGTGCGCGTGGATCTCGGCCACCTCGGCCCGGCGGTCCGCATCGGCCCGGTCAAACCCGGCGCGGTAGCCCTTCCAGGCCGCCAGGCCGCAGAGCAGGACCGTGAGCAGGAGCACGCCAGCGCCGAGGGCGAGCCACATCCGGTATTTGCTGGCCAAGGACCAGGCCCCGGAGGCCAGCGAAGTGACGGCGGAAATGCTCATGGGCAGACTCCCCGGCCCCAGCCAGCGGCCTCGTAGCGCGGGGCCAGGACGTGCAGGATGCGGCGCGGGTAGCCGCGATTCTCGGCCCAGTTCGCTGCCGACCGCCCGGCGTTGATCCGCTCCACCTGATCCCACCAGTAGCGCGGGTCGAGCAGCTGGGCCGAGGCGCGGCGCTTGTCGCGGATCACCCAGCCCAGGCCGCCGTTGTAGGCGCTGAGCGTGAAGGCCCAGCGGTGGCAGTCGTCCACGGCCTGGACGCGCTGCCAGAGCCAGCGGTCGTAGCCGCAGAGCGCGCGCAGCGCCCAGCCGGGGTTGTACGGATTGGCCGCGCCCAGGTCGGGCCGGACCGTGCCGAACCAGTCGGCAGTGGCGGGCATGAACTGGCCCAGGCCGCCCGCGCCCACGCGGGAACGGGCGTCGGAATTCCAGAGCGATTCCTGGTGCACCTGGGCCGCGAACACCGCGCACGGGGCATCCAGCCCCCACTCGGCCCGGGCGCAGCGGATCAGATCGGCGCGGTAGTGCTGGGCTGCTCGCGGGATTTCCTGGGCGGCGGCCTGATTGGGAAAAACCAGGGGCAGACAGAACAAGAAAAACACCGCCAACACAAATGCGCTCCACGCCAAATAACGCGTGATGAAAGCTCTGAACGGAAACATGGCTACAGCCCCAGGCCCACGGCCAGCATGGCGGCGGCCACGATCACGGCGCGGCGGGCCTGGGCCACAAGGAACAATTTCAACTTCGCGTCGAGAACAAGTTCATCGTTAGAAGTGTCCACCACATGCGGGCGGGCGTAGGGGAACAGGGCGCGGTCCAGGCCGTAGCCTGCCACGCCCGCGCCCGTCACCAGGGCCAACTTGTAGGCGATGATCGGCAGCTGCTGCGGCGCGGCCCAGAGCACCAGTACAAGCAGCGCAAGGCAAAACAAAATCGGGGTCGTCATGCGGGGCAGACGGGCGGATTGCATTGGAGGGCCTCCTTGGTTTTGGGCCGCGCGGATCGCGGCCCCGAACGAAGCAGGCCCCACTATGGGCCGCTTTGCCAAGGAAAGCCTGTAACGGGCGTTACTAAAAAGGCCGCCCGGATGGACGGCCTGAGGGGGCTATTCGGAAATGCCGGCAGCCTGTTTGGCCCACCCCAGGGCCAGAGCGGCTCGCATTGTATACTTTTCGGTGTCAGACACGATCTGTTCCGTGGTGGAATACTGCTCGCCCTTTCCGGTCAGCGTCGCGAGGACGTTTTCCGCGTTCTTTCCGCGCAGGAAACAGGAATTTGCGGCGGATTGCCGAGCCTCCTCCAACGCTTCTTTTACCTCTTTCGGGAGGTTCCAAGGGATACCGATAGACAGTATTTCCGAACTGGCCGAGCTGGCCGCATTTGCAGCCGCGTCCGCAGAAGCGAGAACCAACGGTATGTTTTTTGACGAACAAGCTTTGATAAAAACTGCGTATTTTTCGTTCAATTTCGCATCGTGGGAATAAATTCCCTCTTCGACTTTCAGCACTATTTGTTTGGTTTCCGCGGGGCTTTTCGTCACCCACCCGGTGACTTTTTCTTTCGCGTGCATTGCCATACCCGGCAACATCAGCAGCGCACCAGCGGCGAACAATACTTGAGCAATACGCTTCTTCTCCGGAGATCGTTTCATAACCACCCAGGACGCGACCCAAAGCGGCACACCAGCAAACGCAAGCAAAACGATACCCGACATACGACTCTCCTAATCGCTTGAAAATTACTTACCCAACATCCTTCAGCTTCCCGCCTTTTGGTTGTGCCAGAAGATTGCTCGTTGTCGTAAGCGCCTTTCGGGCATCAGCTGGGCACAGTCGATAGTTTTTTATCAGAGCCGCCTCTTCCGGGGCAAGCGGGCCAGCATCGTTCGATTCATCATTGTCAGTTTGGCAGAGCTCGTTCCGTTTTCCGGTCATAAGGTATTGAACATCTGCCCCATGCGACGCGAATTGAAAAAGGATCGGGGCTCCAGGAGCAACCGAACCTCGTTCATATTGTCCCCACGCCTCACGTCTAACACCGCATAATTCAGCAGCTTTCGCTTGTGTCAGTCCAAGGCGAATACGTTCTTCTTTTAGGCGAGAAGGAAAAAGAGCGAAAAATGTATCTTCCATAGTTGACTTTGAGCGATATATCGCTCATAACTCCAATCAACACGAATAACGCCAAAGCGTGACCATAGGACTCAAAAAAAAGGATCAGCACATGCGCAAGCACAGCCTCCGAAGGGTCCGCACCCCGCGCGAGGTGCGGGAAGAATTCGAGAAAAAAGGCCTTTCCATTGCCCGATGGTCCCTCCTGAACGGGTTCAATCCCAACACGGTGAGCGACCTGCTCAACGGACGCAAGAAGGGCATCCGGGGCGAGGCGCACAAGATCGCCGTTACTTTGGGCCTCAAAGACGGCGAGGTCGTCAGCGACCGCGAGATGGCTACCGCGATCAACGCGTAAGGGAGGCTATGCAACATGTGCATCATTACCGAGATCTGCGGACACGCGGCCAATAGTCGCGAAGCGTTGTGCGCCCAGGTGGAGCAAGACGTATCAACGGACAAGGACCGCACCGGGGAAACGGAGTGGAATCTCCGCGCCCAGAGAATCATAAATGATTTTCGTTCCAAGGGCATCAGTATCTCCGAGTGGGCAAGAGCCCACGGCTACGACGCCGACCTGACCCGCCGCATCCTGAGGGGCGAACGCGCCGCCTTGCGTGGCCAGTCTCACAACATCGCTGTGTCCCTGGGGATCAAAGACGGCGAAATCGTGGATGACCGCGAGATGGCCACCGCCATCAACGCGTAGCCGTTATCATGATTCACCTTGTACCCGCTGAAATCCAGGGACGCAATGTCTAAGCGCCGGGCAAATTCAGACAATCGGATGGTCCAGCTGACCCTGCCGCTGTCCAGCCTGCCGTCGCAGAAGCTGCAAAATGGCTCCCTGCGGACCTGCGAGGGTGTCCAGAGCGCGCTGAGCAGGGCGCTGACCCGGTGCGGCCTGTCCCGCGAAGTGGTGGCCGAGGAGGTCTCGCGGCTGACCGGGCACGAGGTGTCTGTCCACGCCCTGAACAACTGGGCGGCGGCTAGCAAGGAAGACCGGCCCACGCCGCTCCAGGCTCTGGCCGCACTGGTCACGGTCACGGACGATCCCGGCCTTGTGGAGGCCGCGCTGGCGGGCACGGGCTATCGGCTCCTGCCGCCGGAGGAGGTCGCCTACTACGAGCTGGGGAAGATGGTGGCGGAGGAGCGCGAACGCGCGAAGCGGAAGCGGCAACTTTTTGAAAAAATTAAAGGATAAGAAGGATAAGGAGGTCAGAATCAGATGACCACACAGATGAAGACGTACAGGCTCGAAATGTCCTGGCAGAGGACCAAGGAGTTCAGGATTTCCGCGCCTGCGGAGCTGAGCGAGGAGGATCTGGCTGATCTGCTGGAAGACTACGAGGACACCCTGCGGGATTTGTGCCGCCATATTCCCATGCCGCTGATGCTGGACCGCACTGAGAACGTAAGCGTCGAGCGCATCTTGAGGGTCGGCACTGAGGATGAAGGGCCGATGTCCACGATCCTGGAGGCTGATAATGCCTAAAGCGACCTGGACATCTGCCCGCCGCGTCCTGCGTGTGCTCAAGGCCCTCAAGGGTCAAAGCGTCCACGGCCTGTCCAACGCGCAGCTGGCCGAGGGGCTGGGCGAAACGCCCACGAACATCTGCCGGGCGCTGAGCGTCCTGGAGGACGAGGGGCTTGTGACCCGTCTGGAAACTGGACGGTGGGCGCACTCGGTTGTGCTGCTCCAGATCGCCCAGGCCCATGCCAACGCCATGAGCACCGCATCGGACAGGCTTTTAGAAATCAACCGCAGAGTCGCCGCCGGGGCGATGTAGGGGAGGAAATATGAACGACAAAACCACGCCGCAAGCAGTCGCAGTCGAAGAGCAGCACACCGCACCCATCCCGGAGATCACGCCCGCCCGCGCCCAGGAGCTGGCGAACATCCAGAACTCTGCCGCTGTGGCGGATCAGGCGGTGCTCGATGCCGAGGAAATTCACAACGCCATCGGCCAGCTTCAAGCCCTGGAATTCACGCGACGCGTCGCGGATGTCGCGGCTGCGGAAATCTTCCGCAGAGTGCGCGACAACAAAAAATACAAGGGGTTGCCGTACAAGGACACTGAAGGGAGAGTGCGACACGTCGCGTCTTTGGAAGAATTTTGCGAGGTCAAACTCGGCAAGTCACTGAGGCGCGTCCAGGAGCTTGCCTCCAACCTGCACGTCTTGGGGCCGGAGCTTTATGAGGCCGCCGAAGCCGTCGGGTTCACGTCCCGCGATTACCGCGCACTCAAGGCTCTGCCGCCGGAGGAACAGGAGGTGGTCAAGCAGGCCATCGCCAGCGAGAGCAAGGAACAAGTGCTCGACATCCTCCAGGACATGGCCGCGCGGCACGCCTCGGAAAAGGCGGCCAGCAAAAAGGAATCCGCCGACCTCAAGGCGGACGCGGAAGCCAAGGACAAGGTGCTCCAGGCCAAGCAGCAGCGCTTGGACAAGGCCGAACTGGAGCTGGAGAAGCTCAAGAGCCTGCCCAAGAACGCGGACACCGCGCTGCGCCTGGAACGGGAAGCCGAAGCCGTCAAGAAGCTGAACGGCTTGCATATCGAAACCCTGGCCAAATTCAAAGAATTCCTGGCGCAAATCGAAGCGATTACGGAAACGGGCGGTATCTCCGCGCATACGTGCAGCTACGCCATGCAGGTCGCGCAGGTGCTGTGCGAGGACATCGGCGCTGCGCTGGCCGAACAAGGCGTGCCCGTGGACTTCGAGAACATCGTGCAGCCTGAATGGCTTCGCGCCGCCGCCAAGGACGATCTGATTCGCGGCAACATCGGCGAGGGCGGAGTGCGCTAATGGCCACTTTCGCGCCCTCCCTCGCCCTGGCCGAGACGGACGCCCTTCGCGGGTTGGCCGAACGGCTGGATCAGGCCCCCCACGGGCGGCGGGCTGAACTCGTGGACGAGGTGGCCGGGCTGCTGCGCTGCTCGCGGCAGCAGGTCTACCGAAAGCTGCGCGAGATCGGCTGGGACAGCGGACGCAAGCGGCGCGCTGACGCCGGACGCATGACCGTATCCGAGGAGACGGCCCGAAACGCCGCGCATCTGATGCACCTGGCCACGCGCGCAAACGGCAAGCGAACCCTGCCATGCACCGTGGCGCAAGAGGTTTTAGCCGAGTCCGGGTTCGCGGACGCGGATGTATCGCCCTGCACGCTTTCCCGCGCCATGCGCCGCTACGGCTGCCATCCGGCCCAGCTGGCGCAGGGCAAGCCCGCCGTGCGGCTGCGCTCGCTGCACCCGAATCACGTCTGGCAGGTGGACCCGTCCATCTGCGTGATCTTCTACCTGCCCAAGGGCGGGCTGGCCGTAATGGAAGAGTCCAAGTTCTACAAGAACAAGGACCAGAACTTCCGGAAGATCGAACGCGAGCGCGTTTGGCGCTACGTCATCACCGACCATTACAGCGGCACGATCTACGTCCGCTACGTGCAGAGCGCTGGCGAGACCAGCCAGGGGTTGGTGGACGTGTTCCTGGACGCCATTTCCTACCGGAACGACCACGACCCCATGCACGGCGTGCCGAACATCCTGATGATGGACGCGGGCAGCGCCAACACCAGCCACCTGTTCCTGAATCTGCTGGACCGGCTCGGCGTGGAGCACATCACGCACATGCCGGGCAACGCCCGCGCCAAGGGATCGGTCGAGAACGCCAACAACCTCGTGGAAACGCAATTCGAGGGGCGGCTGACTTTCCTGCACGTGCAGAGCCTGGAAGAGCTGCAACTGCGTGCGGACGAGTGGCGCGCACACTGGAACGCCAGGGCCATCCACAGCCGCACGGGCAAGAGCCGGGCCGATGTCTGGATGTCCATCACCGAGGCGCAGCTGCGCCTGGCACCGGACCTGGAACTCTGCCGCGAGCTGGTGACCACGCGGCCCGTGGCCGCCACCGTGGGCGCGGACATGAGCATCAGTCACGCTGTCAAGGGGTACGGGCGCAACCAGTACGACCTGCGGTGGGTCACCGGGCTGGTCCCCAAGATGAAGGTCCAGGTGGTGGTCAATCCGTACCGCGCCCCGGCAGTGGACGTGATCCTGGAGGACAAAGAGAGCGGCGAGGACGTGATCTGGACTGTGGAGCCCATGAAGAAGGACGCTGCCGGGTTCTGGGAGAACGCTCCGGTGATCGGCCAGGAACACAAGGCCCAGCCGGAAACGGTTGCCGATCGGCACATCAAAGCCATTGCCGAGGCAGCCGGGCCGGACCCGAAGCACATCCAGGCCCCGGCGGGAGTCAACGTCATGGCCGATGTCCGCGAAGCGCCGCAGTACATGCCGCGACGTGGCCGCGACCTGACCCTGGACGCCGGACGGCGGGAGATTCAGCCGCTGCCGCTGGTGGAGGCCGCCATGCGGCTGAAGGCAATGGTGGGCGAGGCCTGGGACGGCGAGTCCTACAGCTGGCTCCAGCAGCGCTATCCCGACGGCGTTCCCGAGGACGAAATTGACGGCATCGCGGCCCGGATCACCGGCCCGCAGAAGATCAATCGGCCCCTGCGGTTGGTGGAGGGAATGTAGATGATCATTCAGGAGTTGCTCGCAAGCCTCGGCCAGTCCCAAAGCGCCATGGCCCGCGCCGTGGGCGTCAGCCCCGCGACCATGAGCGAGATGCTGCTGCGCAACAAATGGCCCAAACGCAAGAGCCGCGAAGGCCTGAAGACCGGCATGGTGCGCTGGCTTGTCAACTGCGGCGCGGACATGACCGAGATCAATAATGCATTTTTGGAGATTGAGGCCATCCCGGCTGACAGTCCGACCCAAAAGAAGGAGGAGACCAAGCCTATGCTCATCCGATGTCAGGCGTTGCTTCCGGCAACGCGCAAGCATTTCAAGCTCCTGCGCGATCCTTTCAAGGACGATCTGCGGAGCCCGGACGACATCTTTCTGTCCGGCGAGATCCGCATGGTGCGCGAGGCCATGTGGCTCAAGGCACAATGCGGCGGCCTGATGGCCATTGTGGGCGAATCCGGCAGCGGCAAGACCACGCTGGTGCGCGACTTCAAGGCGCGCATCGCCGCGTCCGGGAAGCCCGTGCATATCATCGAACCGTATGTGTTGGGCATGGAGGACAGCGACAAAAAGGGCAAGACGCTCAAGAGCCAGCACATCGTGGAAGCGATCATGAGCACGGTGGCCCAGCTGGAGGGCATGGCCAACAGCCCGGAGGCGCGATTCCGGCAGATGCATACCCACCTGCGCGATTCCTGCCGCGCTGGCTACCGCCACGTCCTGATCATCGAAGAGGCGCACTCGCTGCCCGTGGCAACGCTCAAGCATTTGAAGAGATTCCTGGAGCTGGACTCCGGCGACGGCTTCACTTCGCTGCTCACTGTCTTCCTGATCGGGCAGCCGGAGCTGCTTGAGCGGCTCTCTGCCAGCAACTACGCGGTGCGCGAGGTGACCCAGCGCTGCGAGATTGTGACGCTGCGCCCGTTGGACAACTGCGTTGAGGAGTACATCCGGTTCAAGCTGGAACGGTCCGGGGCGGAAATCTCCAAGATCATCACGCCGGAGGGGATCGAAGCCATGCGCAGCCGCCTGACCGGCAGCACGCCCACGCGGGGCCGCCAGAACGCCATCTCGCTCTGCTACCCGCTAGTTGTGGGCAACGTCATGGTCGCGGCCATGAACTTGGCTGCCGAGGTGGGCGCGCCGATCGTGGACTCCGGAATCATCCAGCAGGTTTAGGAGGGCATCATGCAAGGCGAAATGCGGCGCAAGACGGGCAATAAGGGCTGGGGCGGCACTCAGATTCTGAACAATCAGGACGGCGCGGTCAGCCGCAAGATCATGCGGCGGGCGCTTGAAATCAAGGCCGTGGCCCAGCGCGTGGAACGCGAGGCTGCCGAGGAACTGATCCGGCTGGCGAACGGCATCCTGGCCGAAGTCGAGCGGGTTGATGGTCTGGAGCTGGCGCTCATGGAAGCGCCGGGCGGACATAACTAAGGAGAAGCAGATGCAACAGCAGGACATGATGCAGGATGCCCAGGGGCGGTGGGTGCCCCTGGGACAAATCAAGGAAATCGACAGGGTCCGGCACGACCTGGTCATGGAGCTGGTGACGCAGTTCCAGACCGAACGCGCAGCCCTGCGCGATTTCAAGATCAAGGTTATGGGCGATGTGGAAGCCTTTGTCCAGCTTAGCGCCGAGAAGTACGGGGCCAACCGGGGTGGCAAGAAAGGCAACGTGACGCTGATGTCGTTTGACGGAAAATACAAGCTCCAGCGGGCCATTTACGAGCATCTGACGTTCGACGAGCGACTCCAGGCCGCCAAGGAACTGATCGACGAGTGCATCAAGGAATGGACCGAGAATTCGCGCGGAGAGATCCGTGCCCTGATCAACGACGCCTTCCAGGTGGACAAGGAGGGGCGGATCAACACGGGCCGCATCCTGGGCCTGCGGCGGCTCGACATCAGGGACGATCGGTGGAAGCAGGCCATGGACGCCATTTCCGACAGCCTGACCGTGACCGGATCCAAGTCCTACATCCGGCTCTACGAGCGAAACGAGCACGGCGGATACGACGCGCTGCCGCTCGACATCGCCAAGGTCTAGGAGGGCACGATGAACGTACTGGCAGATCTGTTCGCGGTGGTGACCGCTGACGGCCGCATCCTGGGCGAGAGCATCACCCGCAAGGGTGCCATCGGCAACGCCGTGGAGAACGTGTACGGGCCGAGCTACCACGTGCGGACTGGCGAAATCCACGCGTGGTACGACAGGCAGTGGGCGCAGATGCAGGTCGAGGGCACGCGCTGCTGCAAGGTTCAGATCGTGGAGGTCGAGCAATGACCAAGAAGGAACGCAAGGCCATCTACGCCGTGGAGGCGCAGAACCTGCGACTGGCGCACCATCTGGAAGGCGCGCTGCGAATGCTCCGCGACAACCTCGCCGCCCTGCCGGACGGCGCTGCCGGACTGATCGGCAAGGCCGAGGCCGTCCTGGTCGGGCAGGATGACAGGGAAAGCACGCCGGGCAACTACGCCGCTCGCGTTGCCGATCTGGAATCCGAGAACGCAACCCTCCGCAGACAGCTGGGAACGGAATCGGCGCGAGTCGCAACGCTGAAGAATCTGATCCATCAGACGGGAAAACGATACGCCGCACTATTTGATGCTCTGGTTTGGCACCTGGAGATCAACCACCTGCTGAGAGAGGTGGGCACTCTGTATCTGCCCGAAAATGGATACTGGGAGCTGCGGGAGGAGCTGCTGTGCTCCGCAAAAAAACTGGAACAATTCATTAACGGAGAAGGAGAAAATCATGACCAAGACTGAACTGATCGAAAAGCTGCGTGAAACCGGCCTGAGCAAGTCCGATGCTTCCACCGCCGTGGACGGCATCCTGGACGCCATCACTGCCGCCATGAACAGCGGTGAAAAGGTCACCCTGACCGGATTCGGCACCTTCGAGGTTGTGGACACTCCGGCCCGCACGGGACGCAATCCGCAGACCGGCGAGGCCGTGCAGATCCCGGCTGGCAAGCGGATCAAGTTCAAGCCGGGCAAGCAGCTCAAGGAGGCGGTACGCGCATGAGTGATCACGGCATCACGATCGCTGCCACCTGCGGACAGGTTCAAAACCGGGTGGATCACGCCAGAAAGCATTTGGATGAAGTCGAACGCCAACTGGACGTGATCGCAAATGGCTTGGGAATCGATGTCCGGTGGAAGGCCATCGGGGCAGCGTTGGAACACTTGTCAGTCGCTGAGAGCGACATGCGTGCGGCAAAGATTCCCCTCAGCACGTAGTAGCGAAACCGCCCTTCGGGGCGGTCGCTCGGACGCGGCGGTCCGGGCCTGATGAGCAGCCAAAGGACATCAAATGGATACGGGATATCACCGCTGTCACAAGCTCCACGCGACCATCACGCTCGCCCACTGCGAGGCGATGCGCAAGAGGCCGCAGCACGGGACTCTGATGGCGCGCGCCAGGCCGCCGCAGTGCAACGGCTGCGAGGACTGGCGAGGATGGACCGACGAACAGGGTGCCAACATGGAGGGGATAAGCATGGGGTTCGAAAAGGGGACGTGTGCGGGATGCGGCGAGACCAAGACGTTGCTGACGAAGACGCTGTGCCACAAATGCCATGCCGCAGAGACGAAAAGGGGAACGCGCGCTACGGCTGCTGCCTCTCCGGGATGCCTGGAAAACGACTTGCGCCTGGAGCAGCTGATTGCGGAACTGCGCTGTCGTCTGCCGGGATGCGTGATCACGATCAGCGTGGGAGGATCCAATGGCTGAGCCGCGTTTCAAGGCAGTGGACAAGTCGCCAGGCGGCGCACAAATAACGGACACCATCGACGGACGGACTATCGCTATATTCTTGCCCAAGCCTGGATCACCAAAAGCTGCAAAGCTATTGGCAGACCACGCTGCCAGGGCAATCAATGACTGGTGGCGACGGATCGAGGCCGAGCGAGCGAGGACGTCATGATCTGGCAGGATGTTATTATCGGCGGTGTGGGCTGGGCGTTCACTGCGGCGCTTTTGCCCATGCTGCGCAAGTCCGCGCCCTCGGCTCCCATGAGCACCGCCCTGCTCAACGCCGGGCTGCTCGTGGTGCTGGCTGTGACCGTGGCCACTCTGGGGGCTCGTGGGGGCGCTGTAGCCATGCTGATCACCGCCGGATGCTGGGCCAGGATCGCGTGGATGAGCTGGAGGATGAGATGAGCAAACAGACACGTAACACAGCGCGCAACAAGCTGATCGCCAAAATTAAAATTGGTCAGAAGCAGATCGGTCTGTCTGACGACGACTACCGGGCAATGCTGTCTGACCGATATGATGTCGAGTCGTCAACTCAATTGACGGACGCCCAGCTCGGCAATCTGATTCAACACATGGAGCGCCTCGGTTTTCAGCCGATACCCAGCGCAAATGCTACCGCGCGCAAGCTCGCGGATGATCGCCAGTCGAAAATGATTCGCGGAATCTGGCTGGAGCTGCACCAGCAAGGCGTGGTGCGCAACCCGTCCGAACAGGCCCTCGCTGCATACGTCAAGCGCCAGACTGGCGTGGAGCGCCTGGAGTGGTTGACAATGGTGCAGGCCAGCAACGTGATCGAAAGCCTCAAGGCGTGGCGAGACAGGCTGTAGGAGGATGGGATGGAAGCGCCCCATGTCAGCACAGAACTGCTGGAAGATTTGGCTGCATTCCTGGAAGACCGACTGCGAAAAGAAGCAGGGTTGTCAAAGAAGGTCGCCAGAAACATTGGACAATCCGTAGCGTTCGAAATCGCTGAGCATTGGGGAGGGCAATCGTTATATTTTCCAAAAGAAACGGCGGCCAAGATGCGCCGCCGTGATTCTGAAATCTATGGCAAATTCACTGGTGACAATGCCTCGGCTCTAGCTAAGGATTTCAGCTTGAGCGTACAATGCATCTACCGTATTATCGCTCGTGAGCGTAATGCGAGGCAGCAAAAGCAGTGTCGGCTGACATGGGATTGATTGTATCAATATATGATACCTCTTTTCAAAACGACCCGTCCCGAAGAATCCCGGATCATCCCGGATCATCCCAATTATCTCGCACACACGTACCCTTTATCCTGACGGGGAACAGGAACCCTTTCTTGCAGAAAGGGTTCCCCCCGGACCCCCCTCCCAAAGACCGTTCCCCGGCTGAACGCCTTCCGGCGTTCAGCGGATGTGTTCCCCTCTTCTGTGTGTTTTACGGTTCCTCGCAGGGCGAAAATATTCCCTTTGCGGTGCGGGCCGGATGCGCAGCATCGGCCCGCACCGCCGAAAGGGGTTCCAAGGGGCCGCGGGCCCCTTGGCCGCCGGAGGCCCGCCTTTTTCTTCACATCTTTTCCCCTTTCGCTCCGGGCTGGACTGCGGGCGCAGCTTGTGCTTGTATGTGCCCTCGCTTGGCTGCGCCGCACCGCGCCGCGAGCCTTCGCAATCTGAACCTCAACCGGCGGCTCCCGTTTTGACCGCCGCGACCGGAAGTACGCCCATGCCCGCCATTGCCCGCAGCACGGCCAGGCTGCTCGCCACCTGCGACGACCAGCCCGGCATCGTGGCCCGCACGTCCCGTTTCCTGTTCGACCGGGGCGCGAACATCATCCATTCGGACCAGCACTCCACGGACCCTGAAGGGGGCCGGTTCTTCTTGCGTCAGGAATTCTACATGCACGGCCTGGAGGGAATGCTCGACAGGATCGCCGAGGAGTTCGCCCGCGAGGTGGCCGACCCGTTCGGCATGGAGTGGAGCCTGCACCCCGCCTGGGTGCGCAAGAAGGCGGCGTTGCTCGTCTCCAAGCTGGACCACGGGCTCATGGACCTGCTCTGGCGTTCGCAGCGCGGGGAGCTGCCCATGGACGTGACCATGGTCATCTCCAACCATCCGGATCTCGCGGACGCGACGCGCACCTTCGGGGTGCCCTTTTTCCACGTGCCCGTGGACAAGGACGACAAACTCACGGCCACGCGGCGCATGCTGGAGCTGCTGGACGGCAACGCGGATCTGGTCGTCCTCGCCCGCTACATGCAGATCATCCATCCGGAATTCGTGCGAGCCTACGCGAACCGGATCATCAACATCCACCATTCCTTCCTGCCCGCGTTCGTCGGCGCGGACCCGTACCGCCGCGCCGCCGAGAGGGGCGTCAAGCTCATCGGGGCCACGGCGCACTACGTCACCGAGGAACTGGACGAGGGCCCGATTCTGGAGCAGGACGTGATCCGCGTTTCGCATCGACAGAACGTGGAGGATCTCAAAGTGCTGGGCCGGGACATTGAGCGACAGGTACTGGCGCGGGCGGTGAAATGGCACCTGGAGGACCGGGTGCTCGTGGACGGCAACAAAACCATCGTGTTCGTCTAG